GACCCAGAAACTTATTATTGGCAAGCGCCTGTGCCTTATCCAAATGATGGAAAAAATTATGTTTGGGATGAAGCAACACTTAGTTGGGTAGAAGTTCAACTATAATCAAACATCGGGGGATGTAATGAGATTTCACGTAGTAGCACTGCCACACACGCAAGTCACAAAAGAGTTTGCAGGATGCGCCTTTACCGAAAAGGTCAGGCGCTTTTGTATGATGATGACCAGCCTTGGTCACGAAGTTTATTTATACGCTGGCGAGCAAGTAGATGCGCCAGTTACAAAGTTAATCACTTGCATCTCAGAAGAGCGACGGGCGCAGGCGGTAGGCGACAGCCACTACACACAGGCAAGTTTCGACACCAATGCTCTGCACTGGCAAATCTTTAACGCCAATGTGATTAGGCTGATGCAAGGCCACTTGCAAGCGCGTGATTTTATTTGCCTTATCGGTGGATCAGCACACAAGCCAATTGCCGATGCCTTTCCGCACGCAATGTCAGTAGAGTTTGGCGTTGGCTATGGCGGGGTCTTTAGCAAATATCGAGTCTTTGAATCCTACGCTTGGATGCACTCCATTTATGCAGGATGGAAGAACCCAACAACCGCCGACGGCCAGTTCTTTGATGCAGTAATACCAGGATATTTGGAACCTGAGATGTTCCCACTTGGCAAAGGCGATGGCGATTATTATCTGTTTATTGGTCGCCTGATCGAGCGCAAAGGTTTCAATATAGCTCAAGAAGTTTGCGAGCGACTTGGCAAACGCCTTATCTTGGCAGGACCTGGCGAACAAAAAGGCTATGGCGAGTTTGTCGGATCAGTAGGACCAGAGCAAAGAGCCGAACTTATGGGCGGGGCAATTGCTACCTTCGCGCCGACTTTATACATCGAGCCTTTCGGAAATGTAGTTATTGAAGCCCAAGCCTGTGGCACTCCCACTATTACAACCGACTGGGGCGCATTTACCGAGAACAACATCAACGGTCTGACAGGCTACAGATGTCGCACTTTGCAAGAGTTTATAGATGCAGCCGAAAAAGTAAAAACACTAGACCGCAAGAAAATCAGAGAACATTCTGTTGGCAGATACGCTTTAGATGTTATCGCCAAAGAATATGAAGATTACTTCCACAAACTGCTCACCCTTTGGGATGACGGTTGGTATCACTTAGCAGAAAAGGCAGGCAATGAGTCTATCTAAACGACTTCGCGCAGCAGGTGAAAAGCGTGCGCAGAATCAGTTTGTTGAGCCACTGATTCCAGGCAGACCGGCATACGCATCGCCAGCAGGCGTTGATGTCAACTCTGAAACCGCAATAAGGATGTCCACAGTTTATGCCTGTGTTCGCTTACTTGGCGACACGATTTCATCTCTACCACTTGGCGCTTATGTTCGCCGTGGTCGCAACCGCATTTCATATGTAAATGTTTATGGCGAAGTTCCAACCTGGGTAAATAATCCAAATCCTGATACAACACGCCTTGAATTTTATGAGCAGATTATTGCTTCACTTAACCTAGAAGGAAACGCCTTCATCCTTAAAGTGATGAATGATATGGGCGAAGTTCTTGAGCTTTATGTTCTAAATCCTCGCGATGTTCGCGTTGAACGCCCATTCGCAGGAGAGCCTGTTCGCTATATGGTTCGCGATACTTACGGCAACTTCACCTTCCAACTAAGTCCAAATGAAATTGTCCACATCCCACTCTTTAGACTTCCTGGACAACTTCTTGGTCTTGGTCCAATTGGCGCAGCTAGGGTAACTCTTGGCTCTGCGATGGCTGCTGAAGTTTATGCCGCCTCATATTTTGGAAATGCTGCCAACCCTGGCGGTGTTATTGAAGCGCCAGGTGATATGACAGAAGAGCAGGTGTCAGACCTTGCTCGCGATTGGAATATCACACACACTGGCCCATATAGGGCGGGCAAGATCGGCGTGCTAACTGGTGGAGCATCTTTCAGACCGCTTACCCTAAATGCCGCCGACGCCCAACTGCTTGAGGTCCGTCGCTTCGGGGTCGAGGAAATAGCCCGCCTATTTCGCGTGCCGGTATCGCTGTTGGGTCATCCTGTTGCTGGCGCGATGTCATTTGCATCGGTTGAAGCGCAGAACTTATCCTTCGTGCAACACTCACTGCGCCCATTATTGGAAAGAATTGAACAAGCTCTCTCACCTTTATTGCCAGAGCCAGATGGATTCATCAAGTTTAATCTTGACGCCCTACTTCGTGGCACAACAATTGAACGCTACGATGCCTACACAAAAGGACTTCGCGAAGGCTTCTTGAGTCTTAATGATGTTCGCGCTGTTGAGGATTTATCGCCACTAGGCGAGGCAGGCGACCAACACCGCGTACCTCTACAGAACATTGACGCAGCAGATGCCCCTGAAGTTGGAATGAAGTTAAGAGCTGAAATCATTGCCCAACTTGTTCAAGTTGGTTTTGATCCGCAAGCAGTTCTAAAGGCTCTTGATATGCCAAACATCAAGCACACAGGCGTTCCATCAACTCAGTTGCAGGCAGTTTCAACAATTGACCCTGGCGCACCTGAATCTGTTTATGAGGTTGAGTAATGCCTTACTACATCTCGCAAGAGCAGAATGATTGCGATGGCTACGCCACTGTCAAAGAAGAAGCTGATGGTTCTTATACCACTATCGGTTGCCATACAAATATGGCAGATGCCATCGACCAAATGGTCGCAGTAAGCATCGCAGAAGATATTGAGCCAGGTGGAGAAGTTAGCAAACGCGCTCTTCCTGATAATTACAGACCAGCACTTACAGAAGATGTGCCAGAAGGTAGAGCCTGTGGCAACTGCTACTTCTACAACGAAGCCAAGCAGAATGATTCAGGCAATAAGGCTTGGTGCGAACTTTGGGAAGATTTTGTTGATGGCGCTTACTACTGCAACAAATGGAAAGCAGATTCAGAAAATAGGCAAGTTGATTTAACAGTTCCTTCCTTTATCTCAGAGAACGCAGAACGCGGTCTGAAATATCTTGAAGAAGGTTTTGGGGGAGATGGTTTGACTGATGGCACAAAGCGTGAAGCACGCGAAATGGCAGCAGGAAGAATTACAGAAAACAAGGTGCGCAAGATGGCGCCTTGGTTTGCCCGCCATCAGGTTGATGGACAAGCACCAAAGAACAGTGACCCTTCGCACGCTGAATATCCAGGAGCAGGCTTAGTTGCTTGGCTACTTTGGGGCGGCGATTCCAACTTCAGTGAGAGAGCGCAAAATTGGGCGCAACGCAAAATTGATGCTTTAGAAGCTGAAGCCGATTCAAGGAGCAAAATGAAAAAAATAGAACGCCGCACATATACAGTGCAGGATGTTGAAGCACGTCAAGCAGAAGATGGCGTTATGCGTTTATCAGGATATGCGGCGGTCTTTAATGATGCCAGCGTGCCATTACCCTTCAAAGAGAGAATCGCGCCAGGTGCCTTCCGTAAGACACTTACAGAACTACCTGATGTTCGCCTTCTAATTAACCACGAAGGTCTGCCACTAGCTCGCACAAAGAATGACACATTGACTTTGACTGAAGATGAGCGTGGCCTTCGCTTTGATGCCGAACTAGCCGACACTCAAGAAGCACGTGATATTTATACCCTTGTAAATCGTGGCGATGTGGATCAGATGAGCTTTGCCTTCCGCGTCATTCGCCAAAATTGGAACAAGGATAAGAGCGAGCGCACATTGACCGAGGTTTCACTCAGCGATGGCGACATTTCAGTTGTCACCTATCCTGCTTACCCAACGACATCAGTTGAGGCTCGCCAAAAGATTGCAAGCGCCTTGGATGCCATCAAAGAAGGTCGCAAGCTAGATGAAGATTCCATCAAGGCTCTTCGTGATTATCTCTCAGACCTGCTAGATGCCGTCGATGACGAAGATGACGAAGATGAAGAGTATTCTCGCGCAGTTGATGTCGTCGGTGATTTCGTAGAATGGGATTCATCAGGTGGCACCGCTCGTGGCCGTATTGTTCAGATAAGGCGTGAGGGAGTTCTACAGATTCCAGACTCAGACTTCTCTATTACAGCAGAAGAAGATGATCCTGCGATTTTAATCCGTATCTATCGCGAACTTCGCGACGGATGGCAGGCAACCGAAACCCTAGTTGGTCACAAGGCTTCTGAACTTCGTGCCATCGCACCATTACAACCGCCAAGTGAAGAAGCAGCTCGCAAGATTTCACTTCGCCTAGCAAAAGCAATAATCAACGCAAGTAAATAGATTTCTGCTCATCCGAGCAGATTACGAAGTCGGAGCGAAGCCCACACCCTCTTTTGAGCGCCGTGAAGCATCATCGCCACCACCTCGGACCCTAAACACTCACAAGGAGTACTCAAAAAATGTCATATGTTGACAAAGTAATTGAGCGCCGTGATGCAGTGAAGGCTGAAATGGATGCAGTTCTTGAGGCAGTAGCCGCAGAGAACCGCACCGACCTCACAGCTGAGGAAACCGATAAGGTTGATGCCCTCGTTGAAGAATCACGTTCACTCGATGCAAAAATTGAGAAGTTAACTGCTCAGGCAGTTGCTGATGCAAAAGTAGCAGAAGCACGTTCTGTTGTTGCAGAAGCACTACCAAAGGCTTCAACTTCAATCGTTCGCGAAGAGCGCACATATCGCCCAGACAATGGAACATCCTTTGTTCGCGATGCGTTCAATGCACAAGTACGTGGCGATTACGCCGCACAAGAGCGTCTTGCACGCCATATCAAGGAAGAGTCAGTTGAGCGTCGCGATGTTGATACATCAAACTTCGCTGGACTTGTAATTCCACAGTATCTAGTCGATCTCGCAGCTCCATTAGCTCGCGCAGGTCGCCCAACTGCTGATTTCGCAACAAACAAGATGTCACTTCCAGCCGCCGGTATGTCGCTAGAAATTAGCAGAATGACGACAGGTACATCAACAGCAATTCAGGAAACACAGAACACTGCTGTTTCCGAAACTGACGCTGATGACACCTTGCTTTCCATTCCAGTTCGCACAATCGCTGGACAGCAAGACCTATCACGTCAAGCAATTGAGCGCGGAACAGGCATCGACACATTTGTTGTTGCTGACCTAATCCGTTCTTGGCACACCACACTTGATGCTCAGGTCCTAAATGGATCAGGCTCAAACGGCCAGTTCAAGGGAATCCGCAATGCTGGTGGAAACGCAATTACTTTCACTGCAACATCTCCAACTGTTGCTTTGCTATATCCTAAGTTGGCAGATGCGCTACAAAAAATTCAGAGCAATGTGTTCACAACACCTACGCACTGGATTTTACATCCAAGACGCCTAGCATTTTTGCTCGCTGCAACTGATACCGCAGGTCGCCCAGTAGTTGTTCCAACTGCTCTAGGCCCAACCAACGCAGTAGCAACAGGCGCAGGTGTTGCACAATACGCAAACAGTGGATACCAACTACTTGGACTTCCAATCATCACAGATGCAAACGTAGGAACAACCTATGGCGCAGCAACCAACCAAGATGAAATCTATCTAGTTGATGCTCGCGAAATGCACCTATGGGAGCAACCAGGATCACCATTCTCACTTCGTTTCGATGCAACTGCCCCAGGCAGCCTAACCATCAAGACAGTTGTTTATGGTTTCAGTGCCTTCACCGCACAACGTTATGCCGCCGCAGCTTCAATCATTAGCGGAACTGGCTTAACAGCTCCATCGTTCTAAATAGAACGAATAACTAAATAGTTGTGTAGGGGCGAGTGGGAATCCCCCGACTTGCTCGCCTCTACACTTCCTAATGAATCGGGGGATTCAATGAAGTCAGGTCATAAAGTTTCAATTGGCGCCTGTGACCCAGGCTCCGTCAACGCGGCGTGGGCATATAGAATGTTTCAACTCTGCCAAAATCGCGCCGACAGACTAGGGCCATTTGTCAGAATTAAAGGCTCAGGATTACTTTCCAAGATGCGCAATCGCGTCGTTAAGGCTTTCCTTGAGAACACCGATTCCGACTGGCTCTTGATGATAGATACCGATGAGCAACTAGATACCGAAACATTTGACTTACTCTGTCAAACTGCTCACGATAAAGAACGACCAGTAGTGTCAGCCCTTGTCTTTGCGGCCTTTGACGCTCACAAGCATTTATATCCAAAGCCAGTTCCAGCCATCTTTCAAGATGTGCCTGAAGGCTTCTTGCCTTTGTTCAAATATGATCGCAACGCGGTCTTTCAAATTGATGCCTGTGGAACTGGGTGCCTTCTTATACATCGCAGCGTCTTAGAAAAAATGCGAGAGATGGCAGACCCCCATCAAGGCAAAGACTGGTGTTGGTTCTGGGATGGACCTATTGATGGCAATTGGATTAGCGAGGATTTGCTTTTCTCAAGAAGGATTCGAAAATTAGGATTCCCCATACACGTAAACACCGCAG